TTATACCAAAGTGTCTGCTCATCAGTTACATAACATTGATTTTGTTTCATAAACCATTTTCTGTTTAAATCTTCTGTATGAATACCCATTTGAACAGGTAATACATCTGATAGGTCAACTGGTTCTGTGTGACCTAACTTTTCATTGTATAAATCTAACCATGAATCACCATGAACTAATTTATTGGCATCTGTACCACCGATACCTGTCGGTCTAATTTTCTGTACCAGTTTTTTTGCCTCTTGCCACTTTTGGCTGTTGGGATTTTCTATATTCCCGTTGATCTTTTCTAACATTTTGTTCTCTCCTCATAGCTAAGTTAATTTTTTGAGTAACAGCTCTAGGTATTTCACCAGCTCTAAATTTCTTCTCAAACTCAACAAATGTGCCATGCTCTCTAAAGAGCTTGTGTCGTAATACGAACTCCACCATTTGATTTTGCCAAATTTCTACTCTTTCGTGATAGGGTAGAGGTGCTTTTGGCTTTGAGTTTGGCCTTGCGATTCTTTGAATCATGTTGGCGAGAACTTTTTTCTTTCTGTCCTCCATATTTGGTCAGCTCCTTGTGTAAATACCAAAGTGCCTTATTCAAATCATCTTGAGGTTCTGCTGTTTTCTTACCAGCTCTCACTATGTATTTAACAATGTTGCCTAAAACGAATGATAATCCCCACGATTCAATCGCATCAGTCACTTGGATACTATAATTTTTGTAGTATTTAGGGTTGTACTTGTCTGTCATAATTCTCCTCCATATGTTTGCCACAGTACCAACTACGACAACTGTCAGGTGAGAATATGCCAGTTTCTGTACAGTCATTTTCTCTACAAGTCTGATACTTAACTCGTTCTGCTAGAGGCAAAGCAAAAAACCACATATTAGTTAATTTGATTTTTTGTTTTCTTCTTCTAGTAGCCACAAATTACATCCCAACGCATCAGCCCATACGCAAAAAAGGAAACCTGATGGCTTTCGTATCCCAACTTCCCATTTGGATACTAAGCCACGAGCAACACCGATCTTTTCATCTAAATCCATTTGTGATAATCCTAGTCTGTGCCTTTGAGCCACAAACTGAGTTATCAACTGGTCGTGAAAGTGTGTTCCGAGTGCTTTTTCCACAATTTACCTATGTAGTTATCGTAACTTATGTGTAAAATTTGCTTGAAAAAATTTATTGTAAAAATTGTTCTTAAATATTTCCCAGATTTCTGCGATAATATTTTAAGATAATTACTTTTATTCCTTGCATTTAACTTACGATAACTGTAACTATTGTGGCTGAAAACAGCCATTTTTACAAAAAAAGTAAGGTTTTGCACAGGTTTATTTTCCATTTGCATACTTTATCAACATAATTCCTACTATATCTAGGTTTCGGTTATACACAATCACTATCCACATAAAAGGATAAGAATTGCGTGTAAAAGTTACAGCTATTAGGAGATGCATCTCTATACATGAGTCGCTAATAGCTGTTTTTTCCAACAAACACCCATGGGATTTTATTATTGGAATTATCTTAAGGGCTTATATGCTCTAGCCCATTGTTCTTTTCTATCAAATTGGAACTTTGGCTTTGATCCAATATTGTAAATATATTCTAGTAATTCAAAGTAATCTATGACGTTAGTACATCTACGCATTTTCATAGAATTAACTTCCATTCTTTGTAAGAATATTTTTCTACTAAATCTGTGATCTGTGTCTAGATGTAATAAAGCATGAACAAAAGCTCTTTTATTATATTGAGAAAAATAAGGTTTAATCTTTAATAAGAAATTACCAAATGATTTTGCCCAGTTTAAATCTTCTATAATTAATCTACCTTTTTTAAATTCTTCTGTAATTTGAGAACCAGCCATAGTTCCTTTGTTATGAAGAATAGCAATAGAAGTTTCTAGGTTAAGATTATAATGCTTTTTATACCAAGCTATTGTTGTGTATGGCCCAGCTAATTTAGTTTCTAATTGCGTATAAGAATCTAAATAATCTTCTAGTGTCCATTTTTTTACAACAGAATTAATAGAACGTATAGATTCTAAATCCATATCATCTGATACAATAAAATATAATGGAAGCTGATTTACTTTACACGCTTCCAATCTGTGTTGACCATCTAGTACCTCAAAGTTAGAATTAACTATGATAGGTACTGGTATGTATTCTTCTGCCATAGATTTAACTAACTTGGTTAAATACTTAAGGTCTATTTTTCTATTACCTTTGATAGTATCAAACTGGTCATAGTTTTTA